TTAATTCGTTGAATCCGTTGGAAGCTCATTGGTATACTTTGATAGTGCCTTTTTGACCGTACGCCATACCTTTTTAACCGGCAAGCCGCATAATGACATATTCTTTAATATACTGACTACCTCATATGCTATATACAGTAATGCGAAAAACTCCATCGTTCCGACTGTCTGTCCCGGAAGATATGTTCTTGCCCCTTCCGGGATAAATCCGATGAGGTTCAATCTTATGATTGAGTCGACCAGAGCCAGGAGCACAAGAGAAATCAACATACCGACCTTTCTGATTGCTCCATTGATTCCAAAGTTTGAATTGAACTTTTTCTCCTTGATTGCTCGTAATACTCCGAAGATAGTGTCCATTACTATGCAAATAACTATTATCTCCATAATTTTGTTGCTTGCTGTTGTCATAAAAAATCTTGTAATATCATTCATTATTTTTTCCTTATCCTTTCAAAAGCCTGTATGTTGTGAGAAGTCCGACACGGGCATCCTGTGTCAGTCCTCTATTTTTTTGGAATACCATCACGCATTTTGAGAGATAGTCACTCCATTCTTTATAATCTGTATCTAATTTGGTGAAGCTATATACATCATGCAGCGTCCTTCTCAGCCACTTGATTGCTGTCGGGCAGTAATGTTTCTGGCCGCTCCACAGGTTGTGGCTCTTTGCGAACGCCTGCGAGTCTGCTCCAAATTTACCATCCTCTTTCAGCGCATCAGCTCCTTTGAGGTCGAAGCCTACATTCATAGCGTGCTGCCATTTTCTGACCTCTTCACTTTCCAGATAGTAATCAATGTCACCCTTCCAGCTCTCATTGTTTGTCTTGACCGGCGCAGATACTGGCTGACTTGCTACTGTTGTGTCTTTTGTTCCAAGTTCCACATACAGGAGGTTGGCATCCGTGCTATTGCTGAGTCCGGAGCAGGTGAATGCACTAGTGTACTGCCATCCGTACAGGCTGTGCACAATGGCTGGCTTCTTGGCATCGTTCGGATCGTCCCCGATAGTCATTTCTCTAGCGGATGGGTAGCGAGCTATCCAGAACGGACCGTTAATCTGATTAGCATATGGCAGGATGTAGGTGTTGTAGAAACTGAGTCCGGTATACACTCCAAAATCAAGTCCTGCTGCCTTGATTTCTGACTGATATGTGTTGATGATGTCAATTAAGGTCTGTCCAAGCCCTTGCTGGCATCTGTCCTCCACGTCAAGCCATACGAATGTCTTTCTTCCGGCAAGTACCTCAATCACTCTCTGTGCATCCGTCTTTGCCTTTCCTGTTGTTGTTGCGTATGAGTAATTATATACGCCCTGTATCGGCATTCCGGCTTCTGTACAGCCCTTCCAGTTCTGTTCGAAGGTCTTATCCGGGTTTAGGTCCTTTCTGATGATTTTTAAAATGGCAAATTGTACACCGGTCCATTTTACTTTGCTCCAATCAATGGAGCCTTGATAAGATGATACGTCAATTCCTTTCATGATGTCTCTCCTTTCGTTCTGTGCATTTAATTTTTCTCATTTTTGCTCCTTCCTTTAATTTTATTCAAAAAGAGCCGACACCATTTCTGATGTCAGCTCTTTTCTATACAATACATTTTCTATGATTATTTTTAACATTTGCTCTTGATACCTCTGCATATATCATAGTTGTTGCAATGTTTACATGTCCTAAAATCTGTTGTACCTCTTCAACAGGCATTCCTCTATCCAATCCATCAGTTGCCGTTGTGTGCCTGATCAGATGCGGATACAGGCGTCTTCCTATTCCAGATTTTTCACCTAGCACTCTGATGCGCTTCTCTATAGCCGGTTTTTTCAACCTGCCATATGGTTTCCTGTCCGATACAAATAAAGCCACTTCGTTGTCATTTCTGGAATCAAGATAGTTTCTGATGGCAATTTCAGCCTTGGCATTCAGGTATGATATTCTGTGCTTGCCTCATTTAGCTAATTAAGCGTTATACAAAACTTTTTTATTTACGTAGTCATATGAGAGCATGTTCTTTGCTCTCAAATAGTGATCTGCATTATCGCCAATTCTAACAACCTTGAAAATTCCTGTGTCTTTTTCCACCGAGAAAACATTGAAGCAATCATAAGTTTTAGTGCCCTCAATTCTTTTTCCACCAGTCCAACCATTCCATGTTGTGGCACATTCTACGACCATGTTGAGAACGCCATTAGAAGTATAACCAAACATATCGTCATGTTCATGTCCACACAAATTAACGATATGTATTCCACCGTTATCCTTAAATGTTTTAATTATTGAATCAAAAGCTCCTGCCGATACGTTTCCCCCTGCTGATTCGTAGTTATCCAAAGTTTGGAATGTGCATTGAATTTTATCCACGATTGATTTGCTCACTTCGTGCATAGCCGTAATTACGGCATAATTCAAGGCTTTTGCTTCATTCAGTCTTTCCTCCAGCCACGCCTTCTGATTGTCAATGTCGTAATAACAATCCAAAACTATCAGCCGGATTTCGCTGTCTGGAAAGTCTTTGTGATAATACATAGTATTATTTCCACTTCCAAAGGTTACGCCCCAATTTTCTGTATGATTAAACAATAATTTATACGCCGATTCTTGAGTGTTTTTTTTCATTTCTTTAGTGTAGGTATCGTGATTTCCTACACAGTTCAGAATCGGATTTGTAGTATTTTTCAACAAATAAGCATCTGTATATTCGCCTTGCCAACCTCCGCAATAATCACCTGTATGCAGTGCAAACTGAAGATAATCCTTGTATTTTTCCATGTAATTGCAAAGTCGTTCCCATAACACCGGAACATTATGCCAATCCGAAAAATGAATGAAAGTTAAAGGCTTTAACGATGAACCAATTCCACGGGCTTTTGTAGCCGTGGATTGAATTACAAATGGTTCAAGTTGCTTGTTCAAAGAAATAATGCTTGCATCATTTTCCCAATCAGCGATTTTAGCCATCAAGTCAGAAGATTTTAACAGATAATCTTCGTACTCAGTTGCTTTGCTGCCATATTCCACCTGAATCGGAACCTCTTGCTCAACATTCAAAGAAATATACTTCGCGTCCTTATCAAAAGATACAGTTCGCTTTGCAAGTGGAGGATACAGTGCGTAGTCAGTTACATATTGTTTGTTTTCATCATAGAAATAGAACGCGTGATTTTTTGTAACTTCGACTAATCCCTTGGTTGAAAAAGTAATATTTTCATTCGCTTTATAATCAATGGGATAAAGTTTGTTTGGTATTGTTCCGATTAGGTTTTTGGATGATTTTAATGCTGTATCATATTCTTTTGCATCATTTTCCAAATCAGCGATTTTAGAACTATTGTATAATTTGACTATTAGTTCCATTATAGCCTCACTTGTGTTTGAGCAAATTATATATTTCGCGTTAACTGGTACTGTGATTCTATTTTCGCCTTCAACTAATGCAAAACTTGACACAAAGCTCTTAGAAGAATCAAAGAAACAATTATATACAGAACTAGATTTGCTGATAATTATCACAGCATCATTGACTTCTACATAGTCAGTTCTGTCCCAATGTTGGTCTGTCTGTTTTATCGTACCGTTCTCATTAACATATTCATCTCTAATAATTGCAAACGGTTGAGTTCCTTGGCACAAATCTTCCTTTAGTGAACTAACTTCCCCATTCGTTTTGGTCAGCTCTTCCTCATAGTCAGCCTCATTCAAGCTGCTCTGCTCCCAAGCCGAACCATTCCATGTCTTGCGATATTTAAGATCTGTGCAGTAATAGGTGTCATTAACCGTGTTTCCGCTTGCAGGCAATGCTGATGATAAGCAACTCCCCTTGAAATTGTAAGGTGATGTCAAATCCGTTTTATTTGCTTTTGTTGAATCGAGCTTATCTATACGTTTTCTTTCAACATCAAGTTTCCCTGTATACTCACCTAATTTGGCTAAAATCTGTTCTATAAGCGTAGATTGCCCCTCTTCATCTTCATCACCAAACCGCATCTTCCCGGTGCATTTTACTATGATGTTAAATGATATCAGCTTGCTATTCCCGTCAATTATCCTCACCTGCATAACGTTCTGGCCCGGCAGAAAGAATGCCTCACTTGGTATGATTGTGATTTTGTTTCCGCTGACATCAGCAAGCGCTTTGTTAGGCTCTTCCATTGATGATGTGGATAAGCTGTATGCAACTGCTGCCGCTGATGCCGGAATATCATAATCCCTCACATCAAACTCTATTGCTATTGAGTTTGTGCCTTCCGTCACCTCTATTGGGGCCTGTAATACATTCTTCGTAACATAGATGTCTCTTTTTATGGTCTGCATTCAAATTCTCCCTTCATTCTCTAAAAGTATTTTTGTATTGATGCTCGAAACATTAATAGGCATTTTGCTGAAGCCATTAGGCAGGAACAAACCTTACTATGTATCTTCCTGCTGCTGGAACACTCCCAGAATTAAGATAGTCATACCATGCTCTTGCATTCTGCTTTCTCTCATCTTCCTTCTCTGTGCCGGCACGCTCAAAATTTTTAAGGTATGCTGATGCCAGATATTCCGGGGTTTCTGTACTCGTTTTAAATTGAGCCCAGGTTAATTTATATGGTGCCACTGGTAACCATTCTCCCGATGACTCCGTCAACTGATCTATCCAATATAGCTGTCCAATTCCATCGCCAATCTCGTATCCATTAGCTGTTGCCCAGTTAGTATACTTTGTCGCTGGAGTCCACTGAACGAAGCCGAATCCAACTGAATAATCACCCTCTTTAAAGCTCTGCCATAATCCCGGATTGATTGTTGACTCTCTCTGTATGTTTCCTAGCAAGCCAGCAATAGCATTGGTTGTCCAGCCCTTTCCGTTCAGGTATGTGTATATTTCATTTACATTTTCCTGCATTTCTTTTTGAGTCAGATATTTGTTGGAGCTTATCATTAAAAATCGCCCTCCTTTGACTTGCCTCCGACTAAGATTCCTCCTACATAGTCGGCATATGTATCATCAGAATACTCAACCCTGCCTGTCAATCCTGCACTTCCATTCACACCGAACGTATCCGCATCAATATAGCATTCTTTTGTATCTTTCAAAATTCTTATTTCCACGTCACCAACCTGCAGAATGAAAACATTGTCCGATCTTGCGAACATTTCACCGATAACAGTTTTGTCTGCTTTCATGACCTTAACCTCTCCACCTGAGATTTCTGCATACTTACCGAATGCGTCGGAACCACAAGTGTATTTACCATTCGTCATGATTCCATCTTTATCCATGACACTTAGGACAGCTCCATTACCATCTAATACTTTTATAAGGCCTGCTTTGTTGTCTATCCCACCAATTGTCAGTGTTCCTCCATATATCCGATCTGCCAGCATGGTTCCGGCTATAATATAGTCGGCAAAAAAGCCTTTCCCGGTTCCGAATGTACTCCATATCCAGTCTTTTCCATCAGCGGTCCTTTTGGATGCAATCTCAAATCCCATTGATCCAAGGCACATAGCTCCGAACGTAGGTGAATCAGGGTTTAAATCCTCAAAAAGCATGGCTCGTACATCCTGCTTTTGAGCTACATCACGTAGTGCATGAAACTGTGTTTTCACTGCATCCAGTATTCCCTGCACCTGAGAGCCGATCACAGATCCATCTTCTCTGATTGCGCTCTCAATTCGGTTATTAATACTGACCTGATTTGATATGTAATCAAATTGATAATCGCCCAGCGATACAGATAATATGCGGTCATTCACACAATCCCACTCTAATTCCGTAACCCTTGCATCTGTAACTATATCAAGATTATTGTTTCTACAATGTACGGTATCACCAAGAGGCACTTCTACAAGCCCCTTGACATCGGCATACAGCTCTGTATCCTCAATCATTACCATATCCACAGATATAGTTACTTGAGGCTTGTCTGCCCCCGCTTCCCACTGTTCCTGACAGCGTTTTATAAGTGCAGCCTCCAGTTGTGCCGGTGTATCGCATATGATCACACCTTTCGATTCATCATCTTCCTGTGCATCAGCTCTCATTTTTACATCTTCAAATTTCATTGTTGAATATTTGACTGTTGGATATTTGTCTATAAGAGGTGAATCAACCCAAGGAGCATCCCCATCTATCTGATATCCGTTATATGCCTGTGGAATGATCCGGGTAACCACATTTCTTAGGTCAACCTCCTCTTTCATTCCGTTCTCAGCAATGTTTTTTCCGTAAAGGATCTCAACACCTCTGTCGCTGCCAGCATGACGATTTATTATCGCTTTGTAATTATCATATACGATTTCACCGCCCCATCTCTTAACAAAAGAATTCTCATCGTCACCATTGATGGCTTCGATGAGATTTTTATTTTGGTAATATGCAGTTCCAGTCGATGTAATATCTGTTTCGGCTGTATACTTTTTATTCGATGCAGTCATGATATCAAGAGCCTGCTGCCCTGTTTTGTCAGTTGGACGGACATCCAAAAGGAAACAATCATCTGCCGCATCCATAAATATAGGCTGCAGATCAGCAGATATTCCGGAATCACTTTTTTCCTTATGAGTTATTCTGAAAAGCTGCTCTCCATTAAAGGAAGGCATCTTAACAACTGCTCCCTCTTTAATATACTTCCAGCGGTCTTCTGAATCCTTTGGATGTTCAAGCGTTACCTCCCATGTTCCATTCAATACGGCATGAACGGATGCACTTGAAGGAAATAATGACATATCTCCGTTCTGATCAAAGTTTGTATTTTCAATGTTATATATCTGGATCATAAGCACCTCCAATTAGGTATCACTTTCAGATTTCCTCCGTAAAATTCAATCTTGTTGTTTCCCGGCTGTAGATACATATCTTCATAATTTCCTGACACTTTGGTATTATTCAAAGTACCATCCTCGCGATACGCGATCATCCGATCTGTATCTATGGTCAGATTTTGACCAACATTAGCAGTCATCGTTTTTCCATTGATCTTAAGCGTACACATACCTTCTGCTGCGATCTTATATGTCGGATGACACTCTATATAAGGATTCCAGCAAACATCTTCTATGTCATATTCCATTGCACCATCTACGGAATATTGAAGCCCATCCAGTGTGTGAAATATCGCTGTAAAATTGCCTATCCGCTCAGATGTCCTCTCATTATCATCTAATTCAACATAGGTTATTTTATAAAAAAAGCCTGCATCATCAGATATAATAAGTTTTGCATTTCTTTCTGACAGCCACTGTTTTGCCATTCTCCAGCGATCATTCCACCTGTCTACTGCTCCGATATAATTAAATGGTATCTTTATTGGTGTTGCTGCATATGTGCCATTAAACTTGTATATGGTTCCATCCCGCCCTGATAGTTTTACCTCTTCCATATTCGGCTGAGCGGCAGGAATAGATATCAACTCCCGGGCAAATATCTGAAGCGAAGAGCCTCTTATGTCATTGTATTGTATGTCCTGCATTATTTTCCTTTCGCCCCCTGTGTTGCTATTGTCTTATTTGCCATCTGCTTAAGAACGAGATTTGTAAGTAATGTGATCGACTTTTTGTCTCCAATATAAATGTCATTCTGACATACCAAAGTCATTTTTTGTATTGCATCCGCAATCATTGAGGCTAATACACTGTTATTTGACTCATTTTCTTCTCTCATGTAAGATTTCAATAACTCAATTGGTAAAACAGCCTCTTTGCCTGCTTCTCCTCCACCCATCAATGAGTTACCGTTCTGGCCGAAAATTGTCGGACTGTTCAGGATTCCTCCGTTCGCATACCAATCTACAGAAATTTTAGGTACCTTAAGTGGGGAAAGTGACCACTCTCCACTCGCTTTAAAATGAGGCAACTTTATTTTTGGTAATTTCCAATCGAAATCGAAGAATCCTTTAATCTTATCAATAGCTCCCTTGATAAAATCGGCTACAGCTCCGAATATGTCATTTACACCATCCCTGAACCATTCGCACTTATTATAAAGTGTCACAAAAATAGCTATAAGTGCTGCAACTGCCGCAATAATTATAAGTATTGGATTAGCGGCCATGACTGCATTTACTGCTGCAAAACCAGTTTTTATAGGCCCCAATACAGGTGCAATTTTAGTTATAATGCCAATTAGTGATGAAACCCCTCCTGCTACCTTGCTTATGATAGAAATCACAGGGCCAACTGCTGCCACTACCAATACGCATCCGGCAATCAATCTCTGTCCTTCCGGGGAGAGCTGATTAAACTCTTCAATCAATCCGGCAATCAATTCTGTAATTTGGGTAATCAGCGGTGCAACTGTATCCGCAAGCTCTGCTGTTGCCTGTTGGAAATCTGCTGTTGCCTTATTTCCGTCTACCAAATTCTTATTGTTTTCCTGCCATTTTTTTCCTGCATCTACGAGACCCTGATTCGCCATTTCCTGCATGACCAGGTTTACTCTCTCACTTTCGCTTCCGCAAGCTGCAAGCTTTTCATTAAATGCATCCTCTGAAGTTCCCGCCCAATTGAGCATATCCGCAAAAGTCCCCGTAACAGTACTTGTTTTCACAGTCTCATTGATTGATTCTGCAAGTCCATCAATGGGAATACTATCCCCGTAAGTTGCCCATGCACCAATCGTCCCCTCAATTACCGTGCTTAATTCTTCTTGTGACAAACCTAACGCCTGAAGATTGGCCGTAGTTGTTGCAGCTGTCTGATCATCTGCAAGCACACCATATAAGGTTCTATAACTTTCCGCTGTTTGTTCTGCTGTGTACCCTGCATTTTGGCTCGACACCTCAAGCGATCCCATAATTTTACGATATTCTGCTGTTGCAGGTACTGTAGCTGCTGTTGCCGCTACTATGCCTGCTGCCGCCGTTGATATTCCACTAAACTTATCCCCTGTCTCTTTTGCTTTATTTCCAAAAGCCTGTACTTTTTCAGCATAACCTTCCGTTACAGCTGCTCCGCTTTTCAGCTTTTGCTCAACATCTTCCAGCTTACTTTTGTAACCATTAAGTTTTGTAGTAGTTTCATTTATCTCGTTCTTTTTGTCCTGAATTGCTTTTTCATCTTTATTTTCAGCAGATTTAAGAATATCCAATTGTTTTTTTAATGATTCAAGTATTCTTTCGTAATTCTCTGTTTGATTTGAAAGATACTTCTGTTCATCTTTATATTTTACAATCGACTTTATATGATCGTCATATTTCGATTTAAGAGCTTCGATTTCAATCTCATTCGCCTTAATTTTATCTGTAGACTCTGCAATTTTATCAGATAATTTCCTAATTTGTTCCTTACTTTCTGCTGCCCCGCTCTCAAGTTCTTCTGTTACTTCAGCAAGGCCTTTCTGATATTTTGTTAAACTAATCTGTGCGCTTGTAAGCTGGTTCTGCTTCTTTCGGACTGCATCCTCATTTCTGTTTTCTGCAGATTTCATTTCTTCAAGCTCACGCTTCAGAATTTCCACCTTATCAGAATAAACGTCCGTCTGTTTTGCCAGATATTCCTGACGGTCTTTTAACTTTTCAACTGCAGTAGTGCTGTCATCCCATGCCGCTTTTGCAAGTTTAAACGAATTACTATTTTCCTGAACGGCTGTATTTACCTGCTGCATCGTCTTTTGAAAGTCTGCTGCACCATCTGCCTTAAACACTAATCCAACTCTCTTCAGTTCATCCGCCATATAACGTTCTCACCATCCTCGCTTTCTTCTCACAGAATATCTCGTATTGTTCGCAAAAAAAGACGGGACATGAATGGAAGAACTCGTCCTCTGTCATTCCCATCTCTCTCGCATCAACCATATATTCAGCCCAATTTATCTCGAGCTGAATGCTTTCATCTGTGCTTTCGATTCCTCTTTTTTTTTAATTTTGTCAACTTCTTTCTGATAAGCCTCTACAACTTCAAGAAGTTCTGTTGGATCCGGTGGCACAAGCTGAAGTGCTTCATCAAATGTCACTTTTCTCCCATTGCTTCTTACCATTGCATAGATAAGCTTCGCTGCAAAATTCATCTTGTCGCTGTCTGTTGCTTTTCCAATCTTTTCAAGTTTGTCTATTCTCCGTCCAAGCTTTGAACCACCTATCTGATCAAGATAATAAATAGTTCCAAAATTCATTTTGGCTTCTATTACCGTTCCATCAGTCAATCTTATCATCTTACCTTTATTCATCTAATCAGACCTTTCCACTCACTTTCCCAACTGCTACCACAAGATCATCTTTTGTAAGTACCGGCTTACTAAAGAATTTTTCCTCTGTGAGTCCTTCCGGTGCAGATGCACTCTCTACCCTTGCAACAATGTCTCCATCCTCATTGAATGGATATGCTTTGATTTTGATTGTATCTGTCTGCTCGTTTGCCTTCTCCTCAGATGTTGATATATCATCAGAGTTCTCACTTAGCTTGCACTTCGGATACCAGTCGTATCTATATCCGCCTTTTCTTAATTTGACCACCTTACCATAAGCAAAATATGGTCGTGGTCTGTTTCCACCTGAAAGAATAAGACCATCCGCATCAACATTGTCACCACGTAATTTTGCAAGTGTATCAGCTGGGAAAGCAACGACTTCAACTTCAATATCCGTTGATGTCGTGGAGATATCGCTGTCATATACTGTACCTGAAGCATATGTATCAGAAGCCTCTCCATTTTCCGTGACTTTTACACTTTTAACTACTTCTGTCTTCTCCACCTCTTCCGCAAATGTGGATGTCCACCTGCCATCTGTATCCATTGTATTGAAGCACAGATACTGAGCTCCTACAGTCTCCTTCATTGGTGGTCGCTTAGTTTTAATTGCCATAATTGCCTCCTGTTTTATAAATCCAATGCTGCTATCATTTTTTTATAGTATCTTTCTTTGTTCTGTTCAAATAATGGTTTCAAGTGAGCTTTTGCACTCATTTTTTTCGTTCCATGCTCAAGCATTGGACCGTAATACTTGCCCCATCCAACTTTGATTCCGCTGTCAGTTCTTTCCAGTGCGAATGTACTTACAATATGCGTGTACCCTGCTTTGGTAATCTGACTTCGTGGTTTTGGGAGTCTAAGAAGGTCATTGACGAACTCCTTTGCTCCCTCTTCCACTGCGTCAAGTGCTTTGTCAGAGCTTACATTCTCGGAATACCGTTTCAACAGTTCCTCGAAATCTTCAAATCCTCCACAGTCAAAGGTTATCTCGCTACTCATCCAATCACCCCGTCCGTTGCAATTGAAAAGTAAGAATGCCAAACACGATCTTCTTTCACGTATTCGTGGGCAATGGTCGGATGGTAGCCAAGCTCATTCAGACGTTTTTTCAGTGCGATAAGTTTCGGATCGCGTGGCTTTCTAGCGTAAAAACTAATCTGCCATGTTATCTCATTCTCATAATCATCACCGGATGCCATTGTGTCTTCCCACAAAATCTCCCAGTAATCAATTCTTGGAAATACCTTTTCATTTTTGAGACTACTGACTCCTTCATTCACAGGACAGCCACTATCGTGCAAGATCTCACTCAGTTCTTTCTGTGTCATCGATTACCTCTCTTTCATATGCCGGTGTCTTCAATGTCAGCTCCGACTCCTTAAATCCATCTTTCGTAGTTGTATGAGCAATATTATAGATTTCATGCTGTTTCCCATCAATGAGACAGAGGTATTTGCTGTTGATTTTCTTATACTGCGGTATTGCAAGCTTATAAGTTACCTCAACACTGTCTGCTGACAGTTTGGCTCTTGTCGTGTCGTACACTGCAAGCTCACGATACCAAATACGTAATCCGGTGTACTTAAGTCTCTCCTCCGGATAGTCTTCTGACTCATCATTTGTTATCTCATACAGTTCTAAGACTCCGTCTGTATACTCAGGCATTGCCATCTGCATCCACCTCCGTCTCCATCTGCCAGGTCAAGATCATGCTGGAATAATTTTCCATGAACTCACTGACTCTGTGATGGTAAGCATAATACATATAATTTTTCAATAGCATTCTGTAGGTCAGATCATCTATAATACTACAGCCGGGGTTTAATCCCCCGACTGTACATTCACCTTCCTGTGCCAGAATTGATAACTGGGCATCCGAATAATACGGCGGGATTTGAAACTCTTCCCTCATCTCAGTTACAAGTGTGGCAAGTTCTTCTTTACTCATTTCCCGCCTCCTGCTTCTATACCTGTTCTGCTGCCTGCTTTACAACTGTTGCCTGTGTTACAGGGAGTACATACTCCTCCAGCTTGGTCACATCAAAGACCACTGCAACATTATCATCAACAGCACGACCATTCGCATAGCATGATGCAATAATGAGATCTGCATTTTCCATAGCCTTTGTCTGGTCATACTCATTGACTCTCACACCTGTTGTTCCCATAGTGTAGTATCCTGCAATTGTAAATGCAGCCTTACCCTTCGGACAATTTGCATCTACGATTTTCTCGATGTCAATGAATGACTTGTTGACATATCCACCTGTGAGCGCTTCTCCATACATGCATGGGTCAACATATTCTGCCTCGTCTGACGGATTACAGATAAGATACAGCTTGTCTACCACACGCTTTCCATTATTGGTAAGAGTCTTTCTCACATCTGAGAGTCCTTTAGGGCTGAATTTTGTGATGTTTGTCACAACCGTCTTAGCCTTGTTGGTACCGTCGCTGTTGGATGTTCCAATCTGACGGAAAATACCAATCGGTCCTGTCTTTCCATCTCCATCAAGATATCCCTTTACAAGACCATCCTGCATAGCTTCCGACAAGATTGCCATAAAATAACGGTCAACAAACTCAAGTGAAAGCTCTCTGATTGCCTTTGGAATAACTAAGTAAGCGGTGAGCATGTGAAGGTCAATGTTAAGTGCTGAAATCTCTGTGCTCAGCTCGCCCTTAACTGAGTCTGTAAGAGCTCCCCATACTGCTGCACCTGTATGTGATGCAACGATCCACTTCTTGACATTGGCAGGTGCCATGTTGACAAGATTAAGGATTGGTGATGCTTTCTTGACATCATCAAGTGTACGATCAATAATCTCTGTCGGAATGATATCAATCTGGTTCGCAGTGATTGACTGCTTGATATCCTTGAAGCCTTCATAGAAGTTCTTTTCTTCCTGTGAAAGGTTACGGAGACCGAGCTGCTTCTTGAAGTCGGCATCATGGCTCGCACGCTCTGCCTCTGCTGCAACCTGATTGATCAGATCTTCATGCATAGCTTCCTGCATCATCTCGATTGACTGCATAATTGCTTCTGATTTTTTCTCTGGCGGTGCATCATTTAAAAGCTGCATTACCTTGTCTTTTACTTCCTGGTTTAAATCTTCTACCTTCATTTATTTTCCCTCCTGATTAAAAAAAGCACCCCAACCGGTGCAGTCTGTTTCTGGTTCTTTTTTGTGTGTAAGCTGATAGAACTCTGCCAGCTGTTTCTGATGCTCTGTACGATTCTTTAGCCGCTGCTGCAGCATTTCATTTTCTTTCAGCACCTCCTGCAATTTTACATCCGATGCTGTTTCTTCTTTTGGTGCTACCCCGATTTCATCAATCAGGCCATATTCCAAGGCCATCTGTGGGGACAGCGTTGTTGTCTTATGCATCATCTCCCGCAGCTCATCCTCGGAAATTTTTGCCCGCTGCATAAACAGTGCTACACAGCTATCCATAGCGACATCCAGATTGTCCGCTTCTGCTCTCAGGTCTGCAGCATTTCCGCTTACCGTCTCCCACATGTCATGAATGATTGCGGTCGTACCCTGCCCCATAATGCGCTTATCGCATGCCTGCAGGATCGTAAAGGCTATCGAATGGCATCCGCCCATTACAATTCCTGTTTTATAAGATCCATGCTGCTGCAGCATATTATAAATCGCGGTTCCCTGATCGACGCTTCCGCCATTGGAATTAAAGTAAATCTTAATCTCATCGGTCTCCGGGATTGCATCCAGAAGCTCCTTAAAATGCTTTGCTGACGTCTCAGAATCTTCGTACTGCCATGTGTCCCAGTTGAACGGACCTGTTTTTCTTATTTCATCAAAAATAAAAATCTCATGAATATTATCCGTCTGCTGGAACCTGTAGATTACATTTTTCTGTTCCATGTCCTATTTCCTTTCTTTAAATTTTATGCTGTTTGACGGACAGCTCCGAGATATTGGATCACCTCCTCATCATCTAAATAAGTTCTTCTGTTTTCTCATTCTGTCCCTCCTCTGCATAGTTTTTGGTCAGCGCTCTCGCCTGACTGAAATCTGTATTAAGTAATGGATAACCTACCATTTCACGCAGCTCATCATAACTAAATCCGATTCCACGCAGCTTATCCAAATTTACAGCACTGTCTACAACATCCACATGCTTAAATCGAGCAAGCCATACAAGCACACGTTCGCATTTTTTACTGTAATCATTCTCACCAACGATATACGCTGTTAAAGTATCGTTAATTACTTCCGCCACAGGGCTGCATGCATATGTGATAAATTCATTCGTTGCATCGGATTTTTCCGTGATATTCCCATTAAATACTGCTTCTGGAATGTCAAAAGCATTGGCTACCTCGTTATTGATTGTCAGTGCAATCTTTGCCAGTTCCTCTGCTTTTGCATTCGTCTGGACAGTAAGACTTTCCAACGCAATTCCGTTAGTCTCTGGCAAAATCGATAGTTCATCGGATTCCAATATCCTTTTAATTTTTGCCGTATACTCGTCTCTTGTAACTTCACGATCTGTCCCATCCGCTTTTTTCTCTCGAAAATTCATATTTCCGTCAATCTTTAATTTGTATTTTGGCAGGTTCGAAAGGCGTATCATCGCATTTACCGCATCCAATGTGCGGTCATACTGATCTACAACACTTTGCAAATACAATCGGATTTTTGAATTGTCGTATCTAAGATGTATCACATCCTTTGTCTGGAATGTTCTGTATAGTCCATAATTTGCGCCGGCGCAATTCAGCATCACATTGCTGTATGTTCTCTCCGAGAGAACAGTATCCGTAACCTGCCAACTTGCGGCTCTATAATATTTGTTGTTCATTGGAATAATCAGAGCTTCCTGTTCTGTCAGAAGCGATTTGATTACTTTTGTCCAGAATACCGTACCGCATTCATGGTCATTCGGCTGAACATTCAGTCGGTACTCAATGTTTCGTTTTTGGCTGCTGTCCGTCTGTATCAGGATATCCGACTTTGCGATTGCTTTTGCGACCATTGATATTGCTTTTTCGATCGCTAGTTTCGACAGATTCAGCTTATCGAGATCAACTGCAATCACTTCTGCAAGCGACTTTATCTCTTTATCCCTGTTGAAAAATAAAAAATTAAACATGTTGCCTCCTAAATGTATACCACCTGGACTTCCAGCTCATCTTTGCAGAACATTGCAACATCAAAAGCCATGAACCCATCATTTTTCCTGAGCTTCGGTTCTACCTTTCCAAACATCTTATTGCCAAATTTATCTTCGGTAACACTTGTGTTGTTGGTGTACCAACGCATTATTGCTGATGCTCCAAAATTAATCATGCCCTGACTGAACATGGACTGGATAAACGGAGCAATTATACCTGTTGCAGATGTTATCTTTCTAATCAGCCTGATAATGCCATTCGGATTCTTTTTGTCTTCAATCGAAATACCACGCTCCTCAAATGCCAGCTTGAACAGAGTATAACGGTATGTGTCCATTGCAATTTTTTTGACTTCATATTCTGAAAATCTGGTCATACACCAATCCACAATCAAATTAACATCAATTACCGGTCCCGGTACAATTTCAAAATCATTAAATTCAGGCTGTCCGATATTTTTCAACGGAAATTTTATAGAATCTAAAAAAGGCGAGTCTGCACAGATCCATGTGTGCTGCCGCCATATATATTCTCCCGATTCTGTTTTTGTAAGGACTCCTGCTGATGCAAAGTCCCTGATGTCTGCATAATCCAGTCCTATGACTGCTGGCTGTCCCTTGGTATCTTCTGTTTTTCGCGGAATCTTTCTTTCCAATTCATCACGAGTTGTACCCTCATAACATGCCCGCAGTACATTCTGCCAGCTTGTAACTGTCTCCTCTTCCCTTCTTGCGGCTCTGTTCATTCGCTTTGTTATGAACTCAGGTCGCTTTGATGGGATTTTTTTCATTTCCAGATAATCATGCATGATCTGATTTGCAAGGATAGGCATATACTCCATAGATGGGTTTGCCTTGTGCCATGCATCCGGTATATCCACTTCTTTCATATCATCAATTTCGCAGATGAAAGGGAAATATCCCAGTGGGTTTTCCCCAGTTTCAAGAATCTCTGCGCACATGACCGATATCTCATCCAGTGGACCATCCCTGACATATCCATCCGTTGTAATAATAAATTCTCTTGAATGCTTAACTTTACCGAATGATGACTCGAACACATTTATCTGATCATAATTCTCATAAGCATGAATCTCATTTAGTACAAGGCAGCCTGTTCTCTTACCATCCTTAGTCTTGGCATTTGATGTGTTGTATTTCATCTCTGAACCGGTCGCAAGGTTACAAATCAGCTCCTTAGTTACAGAGAATTTGCCCTTAAATTTAGCATTTTCATGCAGCATATCATATGCCACTTTGAATGTATCCTTAACCTGGTCTTCTGAATTGGCAACTATCTCTACATGATAATTTTTCACACCATACAGCGGAGTCTGCAGAAAATTTGCCAATGGTACTATAAACCCGTCTTTACCATTTCCTCGGCCTTCCTTGATAAAAAACTTTGGAAATATCGGGATATCATCCTTATACATGAACACAAAAGCATAAATAAATTTCTGAAACGGAAACAGCTCATAGTAATTTACCCGACAGTATTCAAGGCACTGCTCATATGTTTTTCTATCAAAAAAAACATCGTTCCGCTTTAATAACGGCTTTACGATGTTTTTGATAAGCAATTTTCTTTTTTTATTTATCCATTTTGAATGCTCTTTGACATATTTGAGATAATCATCAATTTCTTTACAGGTAACCATCTGAAGAATTCTGCGGCTCTGGTACCGGATCTTTTAATTTCAGATCAGCTAATATCTTAAGCATGGTGGCTGTGGTCTTTTGCAGATTGACTACAGATTCATTTGCCTTTTCAACCTCTACCCCATTTCCATTGATAGTCTTGTACCTCAGACCTTTTTGCTTTATATCACTGATCAGTTTCTTCTTGAGCGACCAGTAATATACATAGTCCTCTATCATGTCCTTATAGAAATCGGCACTCATGCCTCTAAGCTCCAACTGTTTTATCAAGGATTCCTTAATTTCTGTTTTTGTCAAGCTGCTCACCCCCCTCTTTTTTCTCAAAATATGTCAGTTTTGGAACTATTTTTATGCATTTTTGCAGCAAAAAACACGGTGTTTTTATCATTCATGAAAAAATTCCTTCTTAAAGTAATTCTTCAAAAAATCCCCCCTGCCCTTTTCACGCGAGATTTCAAAATTTTTCCGGAGTCATGGCCACATGCCCGTTCTCCTCTGAGAAAAAATCCATGAGAATTAACCGGGGGGGATCTCTACCACATCTCTTTGCTTACAAGTTTCTTCTTTTTTTTGAATCTCCTTGGTGCTCTGCCATGTCTAAGGTTGTGGCATTGTATACATAAGCTGATCAGGTTATCATCATCCAGTCTCAATTCAGGATGTTCTTTTAGCTCCTGTATATGATGCACCTGCTGCGCCCTATATATCTTCTTGTCTCTTTCCGGCAGCCATCGTCCTTCCTCTACAGCCTTTTGTATCCTGGCTCTGCAATCCTGGCACTCAAAGTGATCCCTCTTTAGTATCTCTATTCTCTTATTTTCCCACGCTTTACTATTGTAAAACTTCTTTGCTTCTGCATCTGTCATAGTTCTAAAAGAAAAAGGACTGGCTCATCACCAATCCTTTACACCTATACTATATCACATATCGAGCGGACAAAACGGACAACTTTTAAAAATTTTATTTTTCTTTGTTATCCTCTATGAACTGCTGCATCATCTTCTTCATTAATCGCCCTACATCCAGTTAAGGCTCATATATAAAAAAGACACCTCCCACGACAAAGGTGTCTTTCTAATAAAGAATACATATTTGAACTAATTAATTATATCATAACAATTAATAATATCAACCATAAAGTTTTTGCTTTAAGGCTTCCTGTAAAATCCGTGAAAAATTAATTCCAGCTTTTTCTGCTTCTACATTCAAATAGTATGGTATCGTACAGTTCTTTTTGACTGTACGATTATCATGTTTTTTTCTATAGTCAATCATATCAACATCTACAAGTGTTAATATATCATCATCCTGCATTTGATAACTCCGTGAATATGGTTCTGGCACCGCCTCTCCTTCATCTTCTAATTGTAAAATATTAATTCCAATTGCATCTCTGGCCATAGCAATTGCATCTACAATATCTCTTCCTTCAGTATTGACATCAAAATCAGGTACAGTTACAAAATATCCGTCACCATCTTTTGATAAAATAACTGGATATACTAATGTACTGGTTCCCATAATATTCCTCCAAGTTCCGACTTTTTTACTTTCATATGTATCTTTAGCTTCTTGATTATTATTCCCAAAGAGTCAGGGGTTATACCCCTGTTCTCTTTAGAATGGTCTTTGCTAGTCTTTCGCTGATCTCTTTGTGTCTTGGAATAGTTTCCTTTATTACACCATTAGTGTAAATATCGTGGTTGGAACCATTTCTCAACAAATACCATCCGTTTTTTTCTAGCCGCCCTATCAAGTCAGCTCGTTTCAAATATGTACCCTCCCTTCTTCTTTATAATTGTATTATACGCATTAAGTGCGTATTTGTCAAGTCTTTTATGCGCATTTAATACGCACTGTTATATTTTGTTGGGATTCCCCACACAGGTTCTATAGTATTTGCACTTTGTAGTACAGATTTTTTCTGGTTCATATACACATTTCTTTTGTTCTGTTGGTATAGCTCCGCTTATCATCCTTTTTCTCAACTGCTGCCTCCTCATATCCCATGCATTTTATCGGTCTTTCCGGTCTGCCACACTCATCATAGTACCGTCAGTCGGCACATTCATTTTGTCCATTCATTATATGCCCTTTCTTTTAGTAATTCTCAAATTCTACATCACCACTGCCATCCTCTACTAATTTAACCTTTTCTTTTCCAAATAGCTTTATGAATATATTTAGAACATCATTTTTATCCTGAACCTTACGACTATTTAGTAACTCGGCCGCCTCCTCGCACGCTTCATCATATAATTCATCATCTTCAGTATCAACCTCGATACCATGTAATAGTTCTATTCTTTCAGTGAAATTAAACATCATTTCCTACCTCCATTTTTTGTCTACTATCTTTGTATGCTTTGCTCACGTGCTCTCTTATACGTGATAGCATTCCCTGGGCCTCTTCGCGGGTTGTCCCCGTAATATCCTCATCCCATAGTTCCAGCAACTTATCATCCAGAGTGACTGCTGCATTTTTACTCTTTGGATATTGTTGATAAATTGAATTTTCCGAATACATTCCAAAACTGACATAATACCCAAGTGCTTGTTTGAACGTAATCTGTTCTTTTCCTGTGACAGTCATTTTTGCTCTGTCTTTTATTTCAAAAATTATTTTCCACATGTTTCTCACCTCCAATATCCATTTAATACCGATAAATCATTTATGGCTTGTCTATATTTTTTACGTATTTCATTGTCTATCATGTTATATCTCCATAATTGTTGATTACCATCAGGTAATGTAAAAAGTTGCAAATTTGAAACTTTTTCATCAAAAAAATCACATACAGTGCAACAATTCTCTCGAAAAATTTCTTATCGTTTTAGTGTTCGTATTCAAAATCCATATATATATCAGATGGTTTTTCAGCAAACTCAAAAAAAGAGAAAAAAAATCATACTCTAGAAAACGAAAGGAGAATGCATGATGATAAAATTTATATTTACGTGTATAGTCAGATATGTTCTGCGTCGGTATGTAAATTATATTCTAGGTCGCTTTCATATTTTCTTAATGATAGATATACATATCAAAAGATTTCATCTGATTATAATGATTAAATGGTAACTACATTAAAACAGCTCAAAGGTAAATCGATAAGTTCTGTATTTGTATCCGCAAAAAACAGCTTATCATTTACCCTTGAATATCTATTCTCCATTTTCCTTATCCCTATCCCTATCTTTCTGCTGTTTATCATGCTCCCTAAGCAATATCAACCCTATCACAAACTCTGTTGTTCCGATCAAGGCAATAGTTAAAATAATTCCGTATACTATAAAATCTAATTCTGACATGCTCTCCTCCTATTCGCTAATTTCTTCGCAATTTCTCCACCAATTCCAATCATCTGACTCATCATCATCCCTGTTAAACGTGCATCCCTGTATTCCTTCTATGTTTATTGCGCCATAAAATGCGCATCCTGCACAACCACCCTGCTGCTCATACTCCTGTAATGTCATATATCCTCCTTTATCTTGGACTGCTGCAGATATCTGTCATGTTGCTTTCTGACACTCTCCGCTGTGGTGTGTCCAATTTGATCCGCAACTTCCTGCCATGTATAGCACCTTACATGGCGATACAGCATGATCTGACGGATAAATGTATCATCTATAGTCATGATCCACTCTATGATTTTCTTTTGCTCCTGCTGCAGCCTTTCCTTTTTTCTCTCGATCAGCTCTGTTATATCTGCTTTACGTACTGCTATATCTGCCATCTGATCACCGGTGCCACTACTCGGAGCAAACGGCATACCTGTCAATCGCATAGCCTTGCCCTGTGCCTTACATATAAGTAACTCCAGTTGTTCTTCCCACATCTTTATTTCCTGTCTGATGTAATATATGCTTGATAATTCTTCCTTTGTCATTTCCTCTCCTTAGAAGTAAAGGGAGCTGCACAAAAGCTCCCTTGTGTAAATGGCTTACAAATCAGTTCTCGTGATATAAATTAATTCGCATGCCCGGTTTCTTTCGCGTTTCCGCTGGTGTTTCAACCAAGTCTGTAGGCTTCTGACTCCTGCCAAAAAAAATCTACCCCGGAGAGAAGTCTTAGAACTCCAAGCTCCGGTTTATAGTCCGGATCTGTGAAGCATATTCCTATGGCCATATCATCATTGTATGTTATCAGCCAGTCATCGTGTACCACAGGTGAGCATGGTGGTATCTCGTCCTCCGTGCACTTGCATGGTGCTATCATTGCCAGGCGCTTATCATTTATCAGGCGGGCTCCTTTTGGTGTCCTTGTGACCGAATACACATTATCATTCTGTATAATCTTGATAAGTGATATATAAGCTGGATCTGACTCTTCTGCCATATCCCAAAGCATTGGTTCAAGCTCCATCTCATTCTGTGGACTGCTGCCCTTTTGATATTTGATAAACTCACCCGGCTTCGGTGCCGGTCCTAATGCCTTTATTGCGGTCCCAAGGAACTCCTTGTTGATGTATGAAGCATTCGCCTCTATTATCCAACCTGTGCCATGGAGAATATACATCATCCTTTTCGTGAGGCCAAATTTGACACCCCACGATTTATAATCTGCTTTTAAAACCTTTTCAAACTTACTGCAATCTATGAACATTCTGACTCTCCTATTCCTGCAATATAAAACATGTCCTGATGCAGGATACATGTATTAAATCCGTGTCTTTTAACTACTGTGAAGTATTTCATTACCTCAACTATTTCAAGTGTCTCTTGGCCTGTCGGCTCATCGTCCTCGCGCCCACGCTGGTCAGCTCGCATTTTGCGATAGTCTACGCGGACGTTTCTCTTGCCCTGTAGATAGTCTATAACCTGCTGCCTTATCTGTTTAAGTGACAAGCCTCCTATTGGCTCTCTGCTCATCCGGTTAAGGTCTTGTGAAAATATATTTACTTTACTCACTTTTTAGGAACCTCCATTTGTCATATTTTCTGTCCCGATCTGTGAAATCAGGATAAAACTCATCCAGATAGCTCTTAAACATCTCAAGCATCTCTTTGCGGTCTCCACTGCTGCCGTTATCCATCAGGTGATGGTGGTACCGGCATCCGACTGCTCCGTTCTGCCTGATGCCGAGTCCCATGGATGAGCGCGGTATGTAGTGCATTATATCTGTTATGTCCATCTCAAGGACTGCTGCCGGTGGCATCTTATAGCCTATCTGGCAGAATATGCACTGATAATTGTCTCTCTCCTTGATTGCCACACGTTCTTTTGTGGAAAATTCAAGGTATTTTGTGTACTTTGCCATTTATCCCACCCTCTCTGTTTTCTGTTCTATCGGGAAGCGCCTTATAAGCTCCTTTGTGGCATTGTGATAGCACTGGGTTCTGTCCTCTTCGGTCACTTTTATTACTTCTTTGTCTCTCCTTCGGATTCTGATGGTATGTTCACTTCCGGTCTCTTTCAGTGACATCGTGAGGCCGTAATACTTCTGGCGCGGTGAGTATGTCTCATAAAACAAATCCATGATTGTCTTCATTGTGCCTCCTACAGTGCTTTACGCTGTTCTTCCAGTTCTTTTATTTCATCAAACAGTGGATGCGTGCCCTTGATCAGCTTAAATTCATCATCATCCGGCACAAATCCCATATGTTTTGTCTCCATAACCAGCTTGTAAACCAACAGGGCGTACTCTGTATTCAGCTCATTATTCCATGAGTTGTATATACTCCTGCCGTATGTCAGGTTATTGTGCAGGGCGCACAGGATATAAACAGTTACAGGAAGGTTTTGTGCCATGCGCTCAACATTTTTCTTTTCCTCACCATCATAGTCCTGGTAATGCTCATCTATGCACTCACACAGGCGCCTGAATGAGAAACTGCAGAATCCCATCTGCATTCCTATCACTATAAGTGAATTTATGACCTGTAAATCATCTTTTACTGGGATTTTGCCGTGTACTGTCATATCTACAAACTCTCCGAAGTGTTCATCAAAGCTCTTTTCTATACTGTTTAGTCTTGATGTGTTTTCTCTAATCTTTGATGCAAGCTCAGAGCTTTTCTTATTGCTTGAATCGCTTGAATCGTCCTCCTCCGGCGCTTCTATTTTTCTCTTGATTGTTATACTGTTGCCCGGGAAGTGATAAAATACAATGTCTGATGTGTCCTCGGGAAGCTCCGGGAGCACTGCGTCTTCTAAGTTCCACAGACTTATGCTGTCCACACCCTCATATCCCGGTGTATATCCTCTTATATCGGTCTCGGACTGCTGCACTCCCTTTTCTTTAAGCAGGGCTACCAATTCCTCTCCTTTTTTCTCTCTTTGCTTATCTCGAACATTCTGTTCGATACGGTACTTAAGGTTTTCACTGCTCGATGCCTGTGAAAGAATCTTGTTTCTCTCATCCACATCCTCCACTCTCTCCAGCTCATACATATCCTTAAGGGTGAGCTGGAATGATTCATCGTTCTCTTTCTTCTTAAGCAGTTCCTGATCAAGCTTTGCAATATTCAGCCGGCGGTATATGGTGCTCTTTGAGAATCCTGTCTTGTCAGAGAGTGTCTCAACAGTCTCGCCCAGGTCAAGCATGAGCTGGAAGCTCTCGGCCTGCTCATATATCGTGAGGTCGTTTCTCTGCATGTTTTCCTCAAGCATCATGGATATCTGCTCATTCTTGGTGAGTCCGTATACTATACGACACGGTGCTTTACTGATACCGGCAAGCTTTGCCGCTGCTGTTCTGCGGTGTCCTATAAGTGTGGTGTAGCCTTCGTCGCTCCACTTCGTCTCAATCAGCTCCTTGAGCTCATCGGTAGGGTCTTCGGTGTACGCTTTAACGACTGCTGCCATCTCTTCCAGTGTAATCCAGTGCCCCGGCATGACTGTAAGGTTCTGCAGTATGCCTCTCTTTTTGATGGAGTCAGCCAGTTCAGTTACATCTCCCACGTCCTTTCGCGGATTGTCCGGGTGTGGGTATATTGCCGACACCGGTAACATAGTCAGTTCTTCATTTTCCATTTTCTTCCGGTCCTTTCTTCTCGCACTGGTCTTTAAGCCAGTTGCTGTACTCGTGGTATTGTCTTTTTATGCAATAATCGTTGCCTTTCAGCATTTCTAGAATCTCCTGCCATTTCTCTGCGTACTTTACAGGCTCTCCCTTTACGGTCACCCAATCGGCAAGCTCCCACCTTGGAATCCACTCGTATATTGCAGATTCCAGATACAGTGAATCAGCATATATCTCTATCAGCAGTTCCTTGGTGTTCAGCCTTGACAGGGCTCTTTTGAGAATCTCAAGCTCTGATTCATGATTAGTCATGCTTCTGAGATACTCTATTTTGCTTAGCGTGGCTTCGACATTGTTCTTGGTTGTATACGACAAAACATAGCCTGCTGCACCACAGTTTCTTTTTATCGTCTTGATTGATGTGTAAATGTATATTTTTACAGTCCTCATTGAATTGCTCCTCTATAAGCCGCCTATGTGGGCTACAGCGTTTTTGAAAAGAGCATTTTTTAGATTTTTGTATGTATATTTATTCATCTATAGGAAAAACGGCATCCGCTAAGCCGCCTGTGCGACCTTCCGGGTTTCTGTCACCCTTTTTCAGCCGTTTTTCCATGTAATAAATATACGAATAGCCTGTTATTTTATTTACCCCGCATTTTACTGAATCAGGCACCACATAGAAGCCCTTTCTCGGCTTGATGCCGTCACGGAAGAAACGTGCTACGGTCCAGTGGCTGTATTTCTTCTTTTCCGGCTGTGGTCTGATGAGGTTCCTGCTGGTATCCACCCGGGTGAACGCTTTCTGTTCTTCTTCACCGAACAGGTTGTACTGCCCCTCAATGCCTTTCTTCTCAGGCTCTGCAGCAAGATACTTGGCCACGTCCTCTGCTCCATCTATATCAAACGGAGCTATATTCACATAGTTGCGTCCTTTTATCCACAAATCCGCTATTGTTTTCTGCCACATCTCCTTGATCACAAGGTCTATGTTGTCTATATGGTTTACCAGAAGATGTATATGCGGTCCTCCACGCTTTCCTATCTCCATTCTCTTCACCCACTTGAATGGGATGCCATGCTTCTTGTAGTATGCAGTCATTAGACGTCTGAACTTTTTCCAGTCAGCTCTCATGCGATCTGCATCCGGTCTCGTACCTCTCGGGTACTTGAGTGTGGTCCATGCATCGCCTGTATGGAAGTTAGCCAGTATTACGTATCTTATGTTCTTCTCTTTATTCCATTGATTCTGCCTGGACATCTGCTCAGGGGTAGCTTTCTGTCTCTTTGCTCTCTTCTCTCCCTTAGCTCCATTACGTCCTACGAACTTTATCTCATAGGCTGTATACTCTCCAAGGTCGAATGTGTACTGTGTATATGCCATAGCCTGTCATAAAATTAATACTTTAGATTGTTTTTTACAGGCCTCTCTCCGAGGCCTTGAGCTTTGCTATTTCCGCCTGCAAAACGGCATCAAATGACTCTTCTCTCCTGCGCTTTCTCTTTGTCGCTGTCTCTGTTATGTATATGTCTGCGCTCTGTCTTTCTAACTGGGAGCGTACTTTTTGTATCCTCTGCAGCAATCTTGCCCGCCCTCCTTATTTCCATTGTCCTTTGGATGCTCTCGCGCTGTCCTTTTTCGATCCATTCAAACCAGAATCCCAAAAGCGTCACACACACTGATATGAGCATCCCTCCGATAACAAGCATCTGTCCCTGTGGCACCGGGCTGTCTATGCCCATACTACACAGGAGAAAGAAGCTTATGCCTGTCGTTATTAAAATTTCACCTTTTTTCATGTCCTGTCCTTTCTATTCGTTTCCGGGCTTGACGGAGCACCGATTTGTATGTACAAAATAGGTTTACGTATGTATAGATGGAAGTTTTAGTTTAATTTATAGGAGTTAAATAGCATTTTCGGTGCTCCATCAAACCCAGAAGTATATTATTTAATTTGTCATTTTTAAGCTTGTCCACTGAGACTGCAGATGCAGTCTATGCCTCCTCCGCAAGTCTCAATGGCACATTTTCTACTTGTTCTATTAGTTTTTGTTCCAATTTTTGCTTCTGTTCCTGTGTCAGATCGTCAAATCGATATATCTGATCATCTTCCAGAGTGTGAACGAATATTCTATATTTGAGTGCTATGGTTATCACCTCCGGTAAATACTATGCTTATACTGCATGTTCGCTTGCCTTTTTCTGCTTTCATCCCCGGGCTTGCCGGATGTATTTTCTATCAAGTCAGCATGCACTTCACTTCTGCCTTGAGTTCAATGAGGCTTGCAAAGTATGCTGCCTCTGTGAGGGCTTTTTCTCTCTTGAGCTTTTGATACTTCTCCTCGTTCCAGTCCTCTCTCGTGTTAGTACAGAAACTGTTGTATTCTTCCTCTTTCTTGCAGTTTGTCTCATCTGCTTTATCTATCTTGGTGATGATTTTCTCAAGGCTGAGTGCTTCTTCCTTTGTCAAGTTCTTTCCTCCCTCTGTATTCTGTGTATTAAATCTTGCCTTTTTCTGCTTTCCAGTCGTATACTCTTCTTACAGGACGTTGCAGCGTCCGAGTAAATATATAAGTGAGGTATTTTTATGTCTTTAACACCTTCTGATGTCATTCAATTAATTGGTATACTTGCATCTCTCATTACAAGCGTTATTGCTATAATTATTTCTGTATTAACACTCAAACAAAACTCTAAAATGATTGATGAAACATCACGCCCTTATGTAGCCATATACGCTAAAACCACAAATTTCCAATCGCCGCAATATTACTTAGTCATAAAGAATTTTGGACAAACTGGAGCAACTATATCTTCAATAAAATGTTCTCCTGATATCACTCCATTCTCTATTCGAAGTGATCACATTCCATTTTCCAATTTTGCAGAAACATATATTGCTCCCGGCCAATCATTTATATGCAATGTTAAGGCAAGGGAATTCTGTTCACAGAAAGAAATATTTTATTTCGATATAACTTATATTGGAAATGGAAAGGAATACCATGATACATATCCTATAAATCCAAAAGCAGATGCTGATTTAGTACATGTAAGAGCAGCTACTGATGGCAAGGAACTTCGCAGTATCTCATACTCTCTACAGGATTTAGTTGAAAAGCAGTTATAACTCGATTCGTTTTTCTTTCACTCTCTCTTTAATCCGATCTGTTATAAATTCAAGTGCTTCTACTGTTTGGGCTTCCTCTGGGAGTCCTTTTTTTATGGTTTCAATTACACTTTCTACAACTAGATTGACTTTATCCTCATCCAAAAATGTTGTTTCTGAAGTTTTAAAATCATTTTGAATTATGTTTAGCATTTCTCACTCTCCTTCCCCCTGCAGCACTGCCAGCTCCGGTGTGATAGTTCCTTTTCCCTGTACAGTGCACCTGCTCTTGTCCTTGTAGTTGAAAAATATTTTCCACATGGTCTTTTCCTTTCTTAAATGCTACTTGCAAATTTACTCTCCCAAGTCATATAATCTCCTTACAGGACGTTGCAGCGCCCGAGTTTATGAAAGGAGGACTTTATAATGAGTAATAATGATTTATCATTAATAGAAAAATTTAAGTCTTTAATGCAACAAGCTATGTTATATGCTCAATACTCTCACGATTATATTTTTGATGATTCTGTTGAGGATTCTGTTGCTATTGCATATCTGAATATTGCGGCTTCAAAATTCGCTGCTGCAGAATCTCTTTACTATTCATGCTTTAACATTTTGGAACGTGATGAAGCTGAAAGTATTTTTCACATTTTTGATGTATATATGGTTGAAATGTTGACCAATCATAAGACTAAGCACTCTCATCAATGGACAGATATCGAGTACAATCGTTTAAAGGATGCTTTCGATTCTTCAGCGTTTGCATTTTAAGATATCTAACTTTTCTAAGGGGAGGTTTTTCCTCCTCTTATCTCGTCTAATATTTCATGCAGTAATGCGGTCTGGTACATTATTTCCTTTCCTATAACAGAGTCCGGATCTATACATACCGACTTTCTTTCCTTTTTTGCTTTTTCTCTCTTGATTTCATCTCTTTGCATTTCTGCAAACTTCGAAATTTGTTTATAAATTTGATTTCCCATATGGTTTTGTCCTTTCTGTAAACCGCTAAGTATCTTTTTAAGTTACTCGTGTGCAAAAAAAATTGCAACAGGGTTATCTATACCAAGCTTGTCTATCATGATTTCTATTTCATCGCTTCCGAAGACGCCTTTATTCATCTTCTCATAGAATGTCTTAGGAGTGACTCCTATCATCTCTGCCACATCCTTTTGTGAGTACCCATTCTTTGCAATTACACCTCGTAACTCGTCTGTCTTTATCACTCTATCACCTCCGTATCTTTTTAAGTTACTTTTACTATAACACTTTTATGTAACTTGTCAAGTCATTTTTTATTGCATTTATAACATTTTTGTGCTATCATCAAGTTACACAACAAATAGAAAGGAGTGAGCATATTGACTATAGGTGAAAGAATTAAAGAATTGCGTAGTTCATTTGGTTTTAGTCAAGTAGATTTTGCTGATAAAATTGACGTTTCAAAGCAGACCTTATATAAGTACGAAAATAATATAATAACAAATATTCCATCTGATAAAATTGAATCTATTGCACATATTTGTAATGTTTCACCTGCTTATGTAATGGGATGGAGTAATAAAATAGAGAAAAATCCGTCTCCTGTCAACAATAATGACAAGATTATTATTGATAAGTACCACCAGCTTAATGAGGAGGGTAAGCAACGGCTTCTGGAGCGTGCCGACGAGCTTATTGAGCTGGGCTATATTGCAAAAGGGGACGCACTAAAGGAGGCCTGAAATATGTTATTAATAAAAACATTATCGAATTCAAATAGTTTTAGTTCCTACTCCAAACTTCTCAAAAAGTCGTTGAGTTGAGAAGAAAATTTTAATTATACAAAGGAGGATTTCATATGGCAATAAAAGATAAATCCCAAAGACAACCTAAAAAAATAGCCTCAAAATTAAGTTATAAGATTAGTTATATCATTTCACTGGTTATAGCAATTATACTTTTAGCTTTTGGTCTTCTTTCTATACCTGCTGTAAGCATAAAATTTGGTATAATCTTCATTTTATCTGGTTTACTTTTTCTATTTATGTTTAAATCATATAGAAAACTCTACAAAAATTATGATTACCATAAAGAAAATGGTCTCAATAATTATGAAAAAGCAAAGGCTTCTGAGAGCAACAATGTTATTGAAAATAATATTGATATTTCCAATATTCCAGAAATAACAGTTGATGATATTCCAGAAATAACAGTTGATGATATTCCAGAATCACATCCACTAGAGAAGAAAGCTTATGAGTTTAAAGTTGTTGGTGTTACCTTCAAAACAGGGCGTAAAAGCCGACAAACAGCCCTGCGACGTATACACTTCAATGATGAACCTTACGAAACAGTTGATATTCAGATCAAAGAATATGACTATGAAGGTGAACTTGCTCTTGGTGTATATGCTAATGACTTTCAGGTTGGAAATATTGCCAAAGCCGATATCAATAGAGTTTCTTCTCTATTATCTGATGATTATACAATATACGATTATAAAATATATGGTGGCGGTGATAAAAGTTGGGGAATGTCTATTACATTATCCAAAATTGTTAATCGCTAGGAGGAATTTATATGGCAATGACCGAACCCTAGAGCTTTTTAATTTTAGTATGTATACTTTTCTTGACGTGAGGCATATAATATCATATAATAACTAAGCAATAAAGATCTTGCCTATAGGGCATTATAAAATATCTAAGTTATTATTGAAGACCTCACAGAAATGTGAGGTCTTTTACGTTATACAAAGCTTTATAATAAAAAATCGCCCTGGCGCTACCAACACCAAGGCGATGTAACCCGTACTCCGAAGAGTATAATATCCAGACAATTTTAAGTTGAAAGTTTGTTTTATTTTTAACATGAATACTTGACAAGACTAATTCATATGCTAAAATGTAGCTAATTAGCGAATGACTGCTGTGCGGTTGCGAATTAGTCTTGGATTTTTCCAAGGCTTTTTTTGCGTTATTATACCATTTTGCCAACGTTGGCAAAATGGTTCTGATGCTACCAACATCAGAACACATAACCTGTACTCCAAAGAGTATACAGTCCAGACAATTTTTAAAATCAAATATTGACACCGATATACATTTTCTGTATATTTTAAATGGAACGTACTTCGGTGTCTTTCGAGCCCGGAGTCTTTTAAAGACAATGCCGTTGACCGGCACTATAGAAGACAT